GTCATGGGTCTCTGGGTCAGTTCTATCGGTATTATTGGACTTGCTCTTAATCTTCGTGCTTACGACTTTGTATCTCAGGAGATTCGTGCGGCAGAGGATCCAGAATTTGAGACTTTCTATACCAAGAATATTCTCTTAAATGAAGGACTTCGTGCATGGTTAGCACCTGCCGACCAACCACATGAAGACTTTGTATTCCCTGAAGAAGTTCTTCCTAGAGGAAATGCACTGTGATTACATCACTATTTGGTATCATGTTTGCCGCTCTAATGTGGGTTCAAGTCCCACAGTGGAGTGATGATTGGTCGAAGTGTGCCGTGGATGTGCCTGATGTTCAATGTCATTGGTATATCACAGCACCCGACAGCACCATGGGTGAAGGATTTAGTTGGGCAAATGCTCCTTGGTTTAGTGCCGAAGGTCTCCGTGATATTGGAGAACTCCATGATACAGTTCAGTCTATTCAGGAAGTAGTATGATTCAATTTGCACTAGGATTAGTAGTTGGGTATTTACTTACCAGACTTCTCATTACCACCTATAAAGCGTCTAGGATTTTGTACCAAAACTTTAGACACATGGGGTAATCATATGTTAGCAATCGTCTACTTTGCTATATTTGCCTTGATTATGGGAGGTGCATTTGCTATGATGTGGGCAAACATTCAGGCTATTAATTTAGAAATGAATAAACCCAAACGCCCACGTCATCCAGAAGCACCTAATCCAGGTGAAGAAGTGATGTATGTTGATGTCTCTCAAATGAATGGCAAACAATTTGCTGAACAAAAAGAGAGATTGGAAGATCTTTTCAAACAAGATAACTAATATATAAGGGGTCAATTGACCCCTCTTTTTTTATGTACACAGTTTACAATTACATTGTTGCATTCTGGTCTGTGGCTGTAATGAACTGTATTCAACCAGTCAATTGGGAATATTGTTTGCCAGTTCATGAATGGTTGTTTCCTGAATTAAAGCAAGGTATTGAAATATACTTTGACAAACAACATGAAATGTTGTATAAATCAGAGAGGGATTATCTTAAATCAATCAAATGAAAATTTTCCTGGATACAGCAGATACAGATACTATTAGAAAATATTTTGAGACTGGATTAGTTGATGGAGTAACTACAAATCCTTCATTGATTATGAAGGCAGGTAGAGTTCCTGATGATGTCTATCAAGAAATTAAAGATATTGGAGTGACTGACATCAGCATGGAAGTCATGGGTGATGCAAATGAAATGTATAATGAAGGACTTCGCCTTGTAGATAAATTTGGTGGTGTATCAACTATCAAAGTTCCCTGTACTAGGGAAGGGTTGAAAGCGTGTAGGGCATTCTCTGAGGAGAAGATCAGGACTAATGTCACACTCATTTTCTGTGCTGCTCAGGCAGTCCTTGCTGCCAAGTCTGGGGCAACTTATGTCAGTCCCTTTGTAGGCAGGTTAGATGACCAGTCAGTAGCAGGTCTGGAGGTTGTCAGAAGCATCTCTGAACTGTATCGTATCCATGGTATCAGGACAAAGGTTTTGTCTGCTTCTATCAGAAGCGTGCAACGTGCCATCAGGTCATGGTATAATGGTGCTGAGATTTGCACCATGCCACCTAAAGTCCTTGAGCAAATGTATGATCATATTCTTACTGACAAGGGTATGGATATTTTTGAGAAGGATTGGCAAGAGGTAGTGCAATCTAATTTTGTTCCAGTGAGTAACATCCTATGATTGACATCAATGCTGCAATTGAAAAACTTGGTTGGGATCTTGAAAATGATGAGATTGAAGTAGAGATTGGTGGGACATCAGTCTCTGGAATTGATGTTGGTGAAGTTTACAATAAGAAGTGGCAGTCACCTAAAGGTACTCGTAAGTACAATAAAGATGCCTTTATTGTTATTAAGAATCAATCACGTAGAGACCTGACTAAATCACAACCCATGGAGGAATTCAAACCTCATCATGGTTGAACATGTAGTGATAAAGGAGAGGAAAGAAGTATGGTTTAAGGGTGACTACCCAACTTGTATGGCATACTCTCAAATTGTAGATAAAAAATATCCTGGTTACAAAACTTGTATTTGTTCCTGGGATAATTTTTATAAATTAAAAAAAGATCCATCATATAGGAGCACATTTGATGTTTGAAACTTATAAGGTCTATTCTAAGAATGGATGTCCTTATTGCACTAAGGTGATTCAGGTGTTAAGATTGGCAGAACTACCATTTGTTGAGTATAAAATGGGCAGAGACTTCACTAGATCAGAATTCTATGCTGAGTTTGGACCAGGTTCTACATTTCCAAGAGTTAAGTTGGAGGAAAAATTGATTGGTGGATGTAGTGAAACAGTTAAATATCTCAAAGAACAAAATTTAGTTTGATGGATGATTTTGCACACTGGGAAATGTATGACATTCTAGAACATACAATTGATCATGCTTTCAAGGGTAAGTTCATGCTCAACATGTATCAATATCTTAAAGGTATCAAAGCAACAAAGAGAGATGTAGAAGAATTTATTAATTCTCCTACTGCTCTTGAAATCAATAGTCTAATCCTTGATCTGGAGGATTATATGGAAGGGGGTAATGACTCCAATCACAAACAGTTGAGAGAAGCTTATGGGCATCTTGGTAAACCAGAAGCACGTAAGATAAAAAATTATTTGTATGAGATTTTACAGGATGCTTGGAAGTATGAACAAGAAAAAAGACCAGGAAGAAAAAAAAGAAGGACCTCTAAATAAAACTACAAGTGATCCAACCCAAATTAATCGTGGTGTTGAATTACTATTAAGAAAACGGAGGAAGAAGACAGTTCCAAAGACCTTTCAAGTAAGGTTTGGAAATATGCTCTCTTTTTTCAATAGAGAAGTAGAGTTTTATTTTCACTTCTGCTTGGACTTCAGAAAAAAAGATCCAGGAGAGTAAAATGTTAGCAGTTACTTTGACCCTTTCTTCAATCATTTCAATTTTATTTCTAATTGTAGGTGGTGTAGTAGGATATCTTCTTAAAGAATATGTCTATGAGAGAAACTCAACATATATTCCAACACATCCAGAAATGTTTGATGAAAATGGACAGATCATAGCAGATGATATTCTTGCTGTTAGATTTGAAAACCCAGAGGACTTCTCTGAGACTGAATAAATAACCACACTGAATTGATTAACCATGACAACATCCACAAAACTTCCACCCAATCCATTTCTTCATGAGATCTTATCTCTTGCAAGCAAGCAAAGAAGTAAAGCAAAGAAGATTGAAATTCTTAAAAAATATGGATGTGATGCATTAAAAGCTGTACTAATTTGGAACTTTGATGAAACAGCAATTAGTGTCATGCCTGCAGGTGAAGTTCCTTATAATAGGAATGAAGCACCTTTAGGTACAGATCACACTTCTCTAAGGAAAGAATGGAAGAACTTATATCACTTTGTCAAAGGTGGTAATGATTCTCTCTCTAATATTCGTAGAGAGAGTATGTTCATTCAACTCCTTGAAGGTCTTCATCCTGATGAAGCAGAGATCATCTGTTTGGTAAAAGACAAACAGTTAGAATCAAAGTACAAAGTTAAAAGTGATATGGTAAAAGAAGCATTTCCTGATATCAAATGGGGAGATAGACTCTGATGTTTAAAATTTTACATGAAGCATGTGATCCTGAACTTGCTAATGATAAAAAACTACCCTACACATCTTACCTAGTTCAGTACCTTGTAGAAGGACAACTAACTTATGATGTCACTAACTGTGGCAAAAGAGTAGATCTTTTTGATTATTATTATGATAAGTACAAGAAAAATTTTATAAGATTTGATCAAACAGAAGGAAGAATCAATCCTAAGATGTGGAATAATAAAGGTCCTGAGGAAAAGAAAAAATGAGTGCTGATGAAGAATTGGAGAAACAAATCAACTCTATTATTAGGGGTGAAATTCAAGATGTAATCAATGATTATGTTGATTCTAAGGAAGAAACAAAGAAAGCAGGTCTTGGATTTGTAGAGAATGAAGACAAACTAAAAGTCAACATTTCAAAAGGTGAAGTTGATAAACTAATTAAGCAATACAAAAAACTAAAGAAGCAAGAAAAATCTAACCTTGCACAAGTTAGAAAACTTGGTTTAGTAGATGAGAATGGCAATCCCTTAAAATAAATACATCAAAGGAAATAGTTCTATATGCTTTCTACAAAATATAGACTCAGACTTGAGTTTATCTGCTCACGCATTGTTAATGGTGAGGAGGTAAATCTTAAAGATATGATCTGGGCAAACAAACTTGCAAAAGCAAATAAGTCTGCTGCTGAGATGTTAATGAAAGCAAGGAGAACTGTTGCAAATCCTGATATTCAGGAGGGTGGTCTTGATGATTTTATGATACAGATGGGACTGGGGGATCCTGACCCATCTAATCACAAAAAGGGATTCCAAGATACAGATGACATTGCAGAGTGGTTTCATCAAGAAAAAACAGATGATTGGAGGCAGCATGACTGAGATTACCCCTCAAATATACATGGATATGAATAAAGAATTTGAAGAAGATGGAACTCCTCTTAGAATTGTTGTCCCTACACAGGAGACAATTGATAAATGGTTGGAAAGTAGTAAAGTAGATATTCATTCACGAACTACAGAACCAGTTGATATGGTTTCTCAACTGTGGAAAGAACACAGAGAGAATGAGAACAAGAAAACTAAAGTGCAGGCACTAATTTATAGTAATGGTAGTCAAGAGTGTGAGAGAGCAAAGCAACTCTTGACTAGTCTTGGTCAAGACATCAGAGAATTTTTACTAGGTGTAGATTTTAGTGATAGACAATTCAGAGCAGAGTTTGGTGCTGAAGCAGAGTATCCACAAATTTCTGTTGGTCTTAATCACAGAGGTAGTCTGAAAGAAACTATTCACTTTTTAAAGAAGGAAGGAATGTTCATGTAGATACAAAACTGTATCATCAAACACATTGACAGATATATAGTAATAGGTTATAATTTACCTGTCGTTCATCTCAAAAAGAGACGCAAGTAAGTCGCGGAACGGAGCGTTCATCCTATGGTTGATTTTCTTCTCTATTCTAGTCTTCTATGTGAGGATGCTGATGCTATCATGCTCAGGATTAAACAGAATGAAGATATGAATGATATAATCAAACTGGAACTTGTTGAAACTATTAAGGATTCAACTCCCAATTGTCCATGGGACGCAAACGACTAAAGGAACGGGTCTAAAAATCCAACTACTTTAGGAGTACAATCATGAACACACTCAATCTCATTCGAAAGCAGATTAATAAGACTGCTGCTCTACATAATGCACAAATCACTCATACCTCATATCGTGGTGTTGAGTATGATACACGTTGTGTAGAGTCTAAAGAGACCCATGGTACATTCTGCTATCGTGGAAAATCCTATACCAAGTGATTGACTTACAAACTTATAATTGCTAGAATGGGGGGGAAACCTCCCATTTTTTTTATGGAAAAGGATAAACTAAAACAGATTGTCACCAAGCTTAAATTACTTGTTGACCAGTTGGAATCAGAGGTTTATTCTGATCCAACAGCATATAGCACCACCTCAACTAAATATGATATCCCAATATCAGACTATGATGAGGTATTCAATGATGACGATGGTTATCCAGATTAATCATGTATGAAGAACTAAATTGTTTTGAAGAAGCACTGAAACACTTTGGAACAAGAGTAGAGTTTACCATTGCTATGGAAATGAGTAGACGTATTAGTCCAGAAGAAGCATATCAAATTATCAAAACTGAACTAAAAGAACTAAAAAAAGTTAGAAAAGAAGAGAAGAAATGACAGCAACACTTATTTCAGTTACTCCTGATGCAGAGAAGCATATTGCTTACTGTGCTAGGGTCAGCAACCCTTCCAACCAGGGTAATGATTCCTTTGAAGGTCTAATCAAGTATTGTATTAAACATAGGCACTGGAGCATCTTTGAGCAGGCATTTTTGACAATTGAATTGGAAACCACCAGAGCAATTGCAGCTCAGGTGTTGCGTCATAGATCTTTTACATTCCAAGAATTTTCACAAAGGTATGCTGATTCATCTCTCCTGAGTAATAAAATTCCACTACCTCAATTGAGACGTCAAGATAATAAGAATCGTCAAAATAGTACAGATGATCTTGATCCATTCCTTCAACAAAATCTTGAGTTACAAATGCAAACTCTTTTTGATTCTTCCATGGCACTATATCAACAGATGCTAGAGAGGGGAGTGGCAAAGGAGTGTGCTCGTAATGTGCTTCCTATGTGTGTACCAACCAAGATGTACATGAGTGGTTCAGTGCGATCATGGGTTCATTATATTGATTTAAGGTCTGCTAATGGAACACAGAAAGAACACATGGACCTTGCTAATGATTGTAAGGCAATCTTCACTGAGCAGTTTCCTATTATTGCTCAAGCACTTGACTGGTCTTAATAAATAAACACACACTGAGGTAACTTTTTATGGCAACATACCCTGTTCTTAACAAAGAAACTGGTGAACAGAAAGAAGTAGCAATGAGTATTCATGATTGGGATCAATGGAAGGTTGATAATCCTGATTGGGAAAGATACTTTACTGCTGAAAATTCACCAGGTCTTGGAGTTGAGGTTGGTGAATGGAGAGATAAACTTGTTAATAAGAATCCTGGATGGGGTGAGGTTCTTAAGAAGGCTGAAAAATCTGGAGGTATTTCAGGAAGATTAGCAAGAACCAGAAATCTGGGTACAACTCAAGGTAATGATTAAACATTATGCCAAGAAAAAGTAAGACTGGAATTGGAAACACTGGTAATCCAGTGCCATTTGGAATGAGTAATAGAGCTATGAAAAGAAAAAAACCAATCAATTTAGATTATATCAAGAAGATTGAAGCCTTAACTGACAATCAACAGATATTCTTTGATGAATATGCAAAGGATCAACACACTGTTGCTTATGGATGTGCTGGAACTGGAAAGACTTTTATCACTCTTTATAATGCCCTCCAAGATGTCTTAGACCAGAAGACACCTTATGAGAAGATCTACATTGTGAGGTCTCTTGTGCCCACCAGAGAGATTGGATTCCTCCCTGGAGACCATGAGGACAAATCAGATATCTACCAGATTCCCTATAAGAATATGGTAAAGTATATGTTTGAGATGCCTGATGACAATGCCTTTGAAATGCTGTATGCTAACCTGAAGGCACAGGGCACTATTAGTTTTTGGAGCACATCCTTCATCAGAGGAACAACTTTTGATAATTCAATTCTCATTGTTGATGAATTTCAAAACTTAAACTTCCATGAACTTGATTCAATCATTACTAGGGTAGGTGAGAACACCAAGATTCATTTCTGTGGTGATGCTACCCAAACTGACTTGGTTAAGACTGGTGAGAAGAATGGAATTATTGATTTCATTCGTATTCTTAAGAACATGCCTTCATTTGGTATGGTTGAATTTGGACCAGAAGATATCTGTAGAAGTGGTCTGGTCAAAGAATATATTGTAGCAAAACACGAATTAGGTATGTAATGTTCAAACATGTTGAAGTTGATTATCCCACCCTATCAAGACAAACTATTGATGGGGTTAGATATTATGATACACCAAATGGTAAGAAGTTAGTTTCTATTACCTCTATTATTAGTCATTACCAACGTGAGATCTTCAGAGAGTGGAGAGCAAAGGTTGGAAATGATAAGGCAAATAAGATTACTAAACAGGCTACAAGCAGGGGCACAGATATGCATACCTGCTCTGAATACTATTTGAAGAACCTTGATATTCCTAAGGTTCAACCTCTATCAGAAATGTTATTCAAGCAGGCAAAACCTACTCTGAATGAGATTGATAATATTCATGCACAAGAGCAATCACTATTCAGTTATGAACTAGGTGTTGCTGGCAGTGTTGATTGTATTGCTGAATATAAAGGTGAACTTGCTGTGATTGATTTCAAGACCAGTAAGAAACCAAAACCAAGACAGTGGATTGATAGTCACTTTGTACAATGTGCAGCTTATGCTTGCATGTTATATGAGATGACTGGTATAATGGTGAAGAAGTTTGTTATTATTATGTCATGCGAGGATGGAGAGGTAAAAGTTTATGAAGAGTATGATAAGCGTAAGTACATCAACTTACTCTCCAAATATATTAGAGAGTTTGTTGAATATAAACTATCAGATTATGCCACAGTCAACTGAAGAAAGCATCAACAAACTTATTGAGAATAAGTTTTACTCTTCAAAGAAATTTGCTGAAGAGATAGAGAAGATTGCGCATGAAAATAAAGACATGTCTTATATTGATGCAATTGTTTTCTTCTGTGAGAAGAATAGTGTGGACATTGAATCAGTTCCAAAGTTAATGTCCAAACCCCTGAAAGAAAAATTGAAGTGTGAGGCAATGGAACTAAACCTCCTCAAAAAAACTAGTCATGCTAAACTCCCATTATGATTCCAAAAGTGACTCCATTTGATGCATATAAATCTTACCTTGGTTTGAAAAATCACTTTACAAAAGAAAAATATGATTATCATAGATATGGTGGTAAGACCAGAGCAAAATTAGAAACGTTTTACAAACGCAAAGATCGCTTTTTCTTTGAAAAACTAAGTAGACAAAAAGATGATGCAGAAGTAGTTGAGTTTTTTGTTAGTAATTTTGTCAGTTGTGATGATCCTCAGTCTCTTTGGATTGGAGAAATCGTCAGAAATGGAGAGCAAAACTACACAGACTGGAAAAAGAGATTACAATCTCTAAGTTATACATTTAAATCTGAAGTTGAGAATGTTTTTTCAGGAAAGAACTTTGATGAAATGTTTCATATTGAAGGTACAAAGCATCCACAAATTGTGAAAGAACATCTTGGTAAAAACATTTCTTTGGAATCTCTTGTTCTTTTAAATAAAGTTATAGGATTTAAAAATAACTTTGATAAAAAATTAGATGATCCTGTATGGAAGTTTCTGTCTATGAGAATGTCAAAGTATGACTCTTTCCTACATATTGATGTCATCAAATATAGAAAAATACTCAAGAGCATAGTAGTATGAGTTTCTTCGATTCAGAATTTGTACAAAAAGAGATGCAGGACATTACTGCACTTCAAGAAAAAATTTATGAAAGTGTATTCAAGTTTCAT